ATCTATTGCCATCTAGCCATTCTTGGATGGGCGAAAATACTGTGTACGCGCTGCGCCACTTCCACGGGCCTCTATCTTGCCGCCCTTAGCCATCGACTGTTCGCGGATGTCCCGACCCAAGCGGGATGGTTTCTCTTCCCTTTTGGGGCGAGGGTTATATTTCTTCTCCAGCCTCTCCTTCTCATCCGCCAGCTTCTCCATATGTTCCTGCATCTTCCGCATCGCTTCCAGCGTCTCTTTATCAATGCCCAGCTGCTTCTTTGAGGTTACGTCCCCGCCATCGTTGTACTTAACCTTGCCGCCCTTGCGGTATATTCGTTTTGCTCTGCCGGGCTTTTGCTTGGTGCTGTCGTAATAACTGGGCATTATGTTCTCCTAGTAATAATTAGCAGTACGCCGATACATCGGCTCATCTTCTTCATCTGTTTGTAAACGCAAAAAACCACCCTGGCGGAATCGTAACAATGCCTGTGTACTACTGTCCACTAAATCATCATGCTCCCCGACCGGAAAAGATGCAAATTCCTCAATTACCATCTCACCAAAACGAGTCTCAGGACACCACACAACACCGGATGCAAAAAGGTCTGCAACTGCATTAACCCGCGCCACTTTATCATTACCTCTTGAGGGAGTGTACTCAGACACCGGCACACCCATCGCGCGCATTTCAAATACCAATGGCGCACCAGCAGCTTTAGCTTCAATGATGCAGGCATCAGGTTGCCATTCGTTATAGAACTCCATCGCCATTTTCTTCAGCTCGGGAAATTCCAGCCGCTCTTTATGCGCATCGAGAAGGATAATATTAGGCCGTGTTGCGCCCTCATCATCGGGTTGATAGAAAACACCCCAGGTGGTGCAGGCCGAGTAATCAGCCCTTCGGGTTTTCAAAAACGCGGTATCCCATGACTGGATAATGAACTCGCAATGCGGGGTGCGATCCTGCTCCCAGCGTTTCCACCATTCCCGCTTGACCAACGCACCTTCCTCGGAGGTCGGGTCTTGTTGATATTGCGCTTCCCATTTGGATGCAGGCAGTTCATTTTGCAGTGCCAGCAATTCCTTTTTGCTCCAAAATTCAGGCCATAACGCATTGCCAGACGGCATGATGGCTGGAAATTCAATCACTTCCCATGCGTCCACGCCTTCACGCTGAGTCGATGCTTTGATAATTTTGCCAGTCAGATCCCGCTTATGCCAGCGGGTCATAACGATGATAATTGCCCCGCCCGGTTGTAGTCGCTGTCTTGGGCCGGAGGTGTACCATTCATAGGTTTTATCAAATACAGCCGGATCAATACTTTGGCCGTCCTGCTCTGAATGGGGGTCATCAATAATAAGCAGATCAGCACCTTTACCCGTAACCGCGCCACCAACACCGATGGCGAAGTATTCACCACCCTGGCTCGTGCTCCAGCGACCTGCTGCCTTAGAATCAGCTCTTAATGCCAAGGATGGGAAAATCTCTGAGAAATGCTCAGAACCCACTAAATTCCTGACTTTACGCCCAAACCCCACCGACAATTCAGCGGTATGGGAAGCCTGGATAACTTTCTTTTCGGGGTTTTGGCCTAAAAACCAAGCAGGTAGCAGGTATGATGCAAATTCCGATTTGGTATGCCGGGGCGGCATATTGATGATTAGGCGCTTTAGATCACCACGAATTACCCGCTCAAACGCTTTAGCGATGACTTTGTGATGCCTGCCTTCAATAAAAGCAGGCCATACAGCACGGGTGAAACCTAGAAAAGTATCCCTGGCAGCCTCGGTTTTTGTCGCAGCCTGTAGGTTCTCAATCAGCTCCAATACTTCATGCTGATCTTCAGCCGAACAATCGCGAACTTGATTAAGGGCTTTTAGATTGATCCCTTCAAGCATTATTTTTTCCGATGCTTGGAATTACACCCACAATACCGCCAGCAGCAAAAGATGGAATACCCTCTTCAAGTATCCGCGCTCTCATCTCTGGCGTGATTTTGATGATGTTGGCGTCAGCAAACCCGTCTTCATTTAGTAGTCTATAATGTTCATCAATGTCTGCTTGCTCAGTTATTGGGTTACGCATTTCTTGTGGTTTACCGAATGTGTCATCTAAATCCAATCTGCCTTTCTCAAACTTACCGCCGTACCTCTTCGCCAGTTTCTTCATAAATGACGGTACTTTTTTGTCGTAAAGCATCTCGTAAAATTTAGAATACTCGTCTGAGTATCTGGCTTTAATCGCTGCTGAACCAGAAACAGACAGAGCTGGCTTGCCTTCTCTTGCTGCATCTAAAAGCAGGTTCTTTAATACCATCTCGTGCCAATTGTCTTTGTAGGGGTAGTTGGGGGCTTTACTGCTTGCTCTCATGAAAGGCTCTGCTGCTTCTAACAGCTTGTCAGATGACGATCCAAGATGCTCTGCAATTATGTCAAACTTCAACTCTGATTCCCTTGATATCCCTCCCCATTTTTCCATATGAGCTGGTGAACGCTCCAGTGCCGAAGGCAGAAGGTCAAAATTTATGAAATGAGGCTCTGCCCCTGCTGCATCTGGCACAAGAATACCCTTTTCTGCGCCCTGTTCAGCATACCTAACAGGCGTATCTTCTAAAATCTTTTCAATTTCATTTATTGCTTTTAGCTCACGAGCTTTAGGTACTTTATACCCACTTTTTGAACCCCTGGTATGCAGGTCTGACTGAAGTTCGTCTATGTGCAGACTGCCAGTGCCATCCTCTAGTTTTCTGTCCCTAGTAAGGGCATGCGCAATTTGGGTGTCGTCATCAAAGTGACCCACGCTATGGGTCTGTGGGGCATTGTCCCAGTTGAACACCACTTCTCTATAGTTTTCGCCGCCGGGGAGACTCTCATCGACGTATTGTTTGAATTGAGTTTCACCTTCAATTCCATAGTCTTCTACGCCTAGTTTCTGTTTAAGCTGGATTTCAGCTTCAGTCCGGCTGTAAGCAATGTTGTCAGTGTCGGTAACTCGTTCGCCATCGACAAATAACTGATAACCAACGTCATCGTTTCCAAAAGCGAAAGTGTCAGGGTATTGACCTTCTGGTGTCAGCATTTCATAGGGATTTTGCATGTAGGTGTCTTTTGCAAAATCTTCTACAACCTCATCAATCATGGATTCTGGTATGTCATCAAAAGACTCAAAACTTACATCCCACTCTTTGTTGTAGTGATCCAATAAATCTTTTTTTATGTACTCATCAGCAAAGCGGGCACGCGCGCCGCGGCCTTTTTTTAGGTCGTAATGCAAGTCTTCCACACGGTTTTGCCACAAACTAGAGCCATCCAGCGGATCGGCTTCTGGAACAGTGATCTCAAACACCATGTCATCTACCGGTGCTTCATTACCACTATAAATATTCTTACTGACACTGACTTTATTCCCACTGATCCCTTCGATTGCTTCCCTGGTGGTGGCATTGGGGTTGGCAGCGACAAATTCATCCAAACCAAGAAACTCTAACTCTTTGGGCTTCACGCCTTTATTGGCATTGGCCTTAGCCCACTCGACAATTTGCTGACCCTTCAGGTTCGGTGGTGCCTTTTCTATCAAGGCTTTTATGGTCGGGGAAACGAATCCCGATTCATCTACGGCAAACTTAGTAACATCTGCCTGGAGCGCGGCGATACCTTCATCGCTCTTGCTGGCAATCCTAGCCGTTTTGTCTGTTTTGCCTAAAGCGGTCATGCCCAAGATCCCCGTTAGCATTGCTGGATCTACCTGGGCAGCCATCCGCATGGCATCTGTTGCGTCAGGGAGCGGCCCCATAGAGCCTGCGATAAATGGGATCGTCGTTGGGTCAGCCCCGAACTTGGTTCCCCACCATTCTGTAGCACCAACGGTTTCTTCAGGCGGTACGTCATAACCAAATGGCCGCATAACCATTGATGCTATATCAACAGGCGCACCCAAGAGTCCAGATGCCAACCCTTGTGCCATTTGTCCAGGTATCTTTTTAGCGGCAGGAGCGTGTTCTCGTGCGGCTGCATTAATTGCGCGCTGGCGCATCATGTTTGCTTCGTTACTAAGCCTTCTAATATCGCGTAGTTGATCTAAAACAGACCTTTCATCGGTCTGTTCTGCGCCTTCATCAGTGGATCTTTCATCAATATTATCTAAAAGGTTTCTAGCCCGAGCTTCAGTAACGCCACCTTCCTGATAACCAGCAGCATAAATAGCCCGCCCCTGGCGTTGCGCCTGGGCTTTGGTGGGGTAAACCTTTCCGGATTGCCCCCAGCGGTACCCACCGTTGACTTTGCGTACCGGCATCAGCCAAGCAACTTATCTATTTTTTCGCGGTTTTTAATATGCTGGACAGCGATATCCTGCTTAGACTGACCAAAATAAGGCGATGCATAGCCAAGCTCACACATCAGGTCGTTCACGCAGACCCCATCAGCATTGACCAGCTTACCGAGTATCCTGCCGAATTTACCTCTACCGCCCTTACTGGTTTCGATGAGGATCTGGTAATCCTCCGCTTCGATGAAATCTACCAGGAACTGCTTGGCTATCAGGCCGTACTTCTTCTCCACCTTGTCCCTGGTGCGGGATTCCGGGGTGTCTATGCCGTAGAGCCTGATGCGCTGCTTGGAAAGGATAACCTTAAAACCAAGGTCAATATCACAATCCACTGTGTCTCCATCAATGATACGAGTGATTGTAGCCTTGTACTGATACATCAGTCAGAGTCCTTTTAGTTGGTCCGTCGCCTTGACTGTTTAGCTCCTCTAATTCCTCCAGATGATTTAGCCAAAACATATCATCAGAAAGTTGGAAATCTTCACTGACTTGAATTAGATCCACCTGTAGGTGTGGGAACCGCTCCCTGAGAGATTCAGCACATTTGTAAGCTAGGGTAACTTCACTATACAGCCCGTCCATAAAACGAGTTCCAGTAAAAAGAATTGCGTGTTTAAGCATACAAGTTTCTCCTTTCCTTTCCTTGTACTGATACATCAACAGTCTCCTGATTTAGTTATACGCAACTCTCACTCTGGACATACGGTTACTGCTACCCTTGCGCTTTTCCCCCGTATAGTAGATCAGATTTTTTTCTTCAAGCCCCTTGAACCGTGCTGTTACGGTTGAGTACGAAACATACCCGTAGATCCTTGATATGTCTTGTAGCACATCATCCTGTATGCAACCACGCCCCTCGTAACTTTTTATAATATCAAGAACCCGCTTTTCCCATCTAGCAGTATCCACTGCTTCGGCTGCATCCCTGGATGTATCCGGGTCTTTTTTCCGCACTAATTTGTAAGCATCAGTACCGAAAATAGTCATTTGTTCCATTCGCTACTCCCAACAAAAATAAAAAAGGACGGTGGAATGGTTGTGGAGTACCAGAGGCCAAGGCAACCCCGCCCAAAGGGGAAGGCTTCTCTTAGTAGGCCAACCGCGAAGCTGCCCTGCCATAGCGAAATGGAGGCACCAAACCACCGTCCAGAGATAAGAATAACAGGTAATTGTTCAGGGGAAAAAGGTAGCAGGTGGGTGCCGGGAGGAACGATGCGGTCGAACCAGGGGTTCCCGTACACATCACCTGCTACAAAATGTAACCGGACTCATGCGCCGGTTACGGTAGCTATAATTAGCTTTAGCTATAATTAGCTTATTAGCTATAAATAAAAAAAAAAGAAGCTAATTATAGCTAAAGCTAATTATAGCTAAAGCTATATATAGCCGCTCCGCTAGGGATTATAACCATAATGTGCAGGGCAAAAGCAATTTTTTTTGCAAAAAATTTTTATGGCTAGGATTCCTACTCTTCGATCCTGAAAAAAATAGTCAGAAACTATATAACATATGACAATTATGAATAATGATTTAAGTGTTTGTAGAAAAAATGGGATTATCTGAGTGGATTACTAATACCAATACAATCGATCACGGCCTCGGCCACAGGGGGGGTAGGGGTCTAACTTATTGATTTTAATATGTTAGTGTGAATCACTTATATAGCCAATTTTAGGCCAAAGTGGGAAATCCGAGATCCTCAGCACCATCACTGATACCAACAATCAATGACTTACAGTCGATAGTTAAAGGTAGCGCAGGGTGGGAACTACAGGTGGTTTCTGTAACTTACTGATATTGCCGGATAAACCATTTCTATTTAACATAATGATGATTCTGCGCACTACTATTTTCGAGCGAAAAGAGCAGTGAAAGTGGGAAATCGTGGTTCTCAGTGGATCGCTTCACCAACCTCAGCAACCTCTACGTCAGCGTCGCTGTCAGGCACGCTTTCCAGTTCTATACCCAGTGATGCCAGCTTAGCCTCAAGCGCCGCCTGTATCGCCACTGAGCCACGCTCTGCGCCAGTACTGATAATGTTCTCCACCTCACGCTTATCAGCCCAGCTAAAGCGATTCTTCATATTAAAGATCCAAGTTGTTGAATTTCCTGCAATTTTGCCTGATGACATGCCTCGACCGAGCCGCAACCACCACCTCTCCGAAGCCTCTCTGCCCTGTTTTATGGTTTCCGAAAACTCACTCTCCTCACTCATCCACCTGCCCCATAAGTCATTGGAAAGACTAGCTTTCTTACGAAATTGCTTCAGCAAAACCCGCACCTCAACATCAGATGCGCCATCCTCATACTCTCTCAAAACAGCCTCTTTCCAACCACGTTTCAGGTCTAATTTGGCCTTTGGCCTACCACCAGGCATAGTTTTTTCCTCTACACAACATGCTTTCGATGATCGCATGACCGCATTTTTCCGTCAAATTAAATAGCCCTACAAGATTGACACATATGTAACAGTGTAGTATAGTTGCTTTGTTGTTGAGGCATTACCAAACCAGAGGAGACTGACATGACCAACTTCATTATAGGAACACTCCCGATTGAAACGTTGACCAAGAAAGAAAACGCGGTGTTAGCGGCCCTGATCACTAACCTCAACGCCGAGCCTGGGTTTTCCGACTGCGAAGCCTGGCAGGTGAGGAATACATATGTTGACCAAAACGGCGCTATTGAAAATGCCGACCAAGTCATAGGTGGCGTGTTGGGCAGTCTGGAAAACAAGGGCTATATAGAGTTTGTAGATGGCACAGTCAACGATGAGGACGACTATCGGCTTGTTTGTTTGACGCGGGAATACTGGCATCTGAATCCCGCGTGGTGGGATGACGATATAAGTGACTACTCATTAAGAATGCTGCGGTTGCAGGTAGAGAAGCTACCCGACAGTACTTAAAAGTATTTGGTAGCAGTTTGGTCGTAACAATAGCCGCCCATGACTGACGACAGCCCGCCTTGAGCGGGCTTAGTCAGTAGAAGGAGACCAATCATGAGCAAACGCAAAATCCAATATGAGTGGGACGTCGAAATGACCATTGTCAATTCCACCGACGAGGACGGATGGGTCGATTATGGCGACATTGTGGACCACGATTTTGACCACGAGTGCCCCTCTTCCTCGTCTTGGAGCGAGGGGAGCAAAGGCAAACGTTCACGCGACATCAACGAAGACGGCGAAGAGGTCGCCTACATCTTGTGCCTGATCAAATACGTGTGCGAGGTCCATGTTGCATACGATCCGAACCGTAGGGGGGAGGAAGACTGGGAGGAGCTGCATCGAACCTATGCATATGTTGGAAGAAAGGAAGACGGTGATGGACTGCCGATTAGATTCCAGGACGGCACCAAAGTGCCCAAACATTTGCACAAGCAATTCTCGAAGCAAACATAGATCCAACTGACGAGGCTGATTGGTTATCAGCCGAAAACGCCCAGGAGGCGTTCTTGGAAAACCATAAGGGGAGCTAAATGAACATTGACCTTACCGGCAGTGAGATTGCTCTGCTTCGGCTTACGATGGCTACAGTTGAGCGTGAACTCGGCGAATCGCTGGAATCAGGACGCCTGGATGGCACTGCCGCAGCAGTTCTTAGCAGTGCATCGACCGATGCTCGGCGGATTCGCAATAAGCTGAAAGCAGTTGATCTATAAATAAAGGAGTTCAGGTACGTCTTACGCCCAAATTCTCAGCGATTTTAGGTTAGGCGATCAGTCCAGCCAGGCTCTGAGCTATCAGTCACATCCCCTACCTCTATTACTTCCAAGCGATCTAGGAGGTCATCTTTATCGTGATTAAGCTCCAAATCAATGAGTAAGTCTATGTAATGCTTTGCTTTTCTCAAATCTTCAATACCATCCTTGGCTTTATAGCGACACAAATACTTAATGACATTGCCGACACCAAATGACAACCCGTTTCGCTCAATGAACTCGAAAGGCTGGATAGCCATATCTCGGTAATGGTCGCCGCCGACCTGTCTATCAAACGCGCTCATTGATTGGTGCATACATGTTAAGTTCTGGGTGATCGACTGCTTTTGCAGGGATCCATTGCGGTTGCGATAAAATATACATCTTGAACCAAGCTAATATTCTCGCCATCATTCCAGGGTGACTAATGATATCCGCCCTGATCCAGCGAAAAATATAGCTGTGATCATCTTTGTCGCATTTACATAGTTTTTTGCACAGAATCAGACCACCCTCCTCTATAATCCCGTTTTCCTCGATTTCTTTCATTGTTATTTACCTTCTAATGATGCTTGCTGTCCGCACGGTCTGAGAGATTGGTCACATTGTTTCGTTTTTCAGGATCTGCATTTTTTTTTAAGATCCTATGGATTTCTTCCAACAAAAAGATAATTTCCTCCATGCCCTGCTGAAGTTGCTTTAAAACAATTTCTGGCTTGTTCTCTATCATGGGTTTTCTCCTGGTCAGGTGAGTTAATACCGTTTGCCAATAATTTTGCATATCTTGAGGTAAATTAGGTGTGTTCAAAGCCTTCTTGACCGCAGATATGCGGCGTATTTTTAGCGCGTATTCTGGCGCATAGTTGCTCATTTTTTCCCTTTTGGAGAAAAAGTCATCTCGTAAAGTTCCAGCGTTGCCTCGGCGATAGTCTCAAGATCCCCTTTTAAATCCTGCATTACATCCATTTGCAACATTGGGTCCAGTTCTTCCCACTTTGGGTTCGTGATGATTAACCCTTGATCACCTTCAACGACGTGAACAGACATGATATTTTTATGCTTTATATTGAAGGGCTTCACTATCATCATATTCTCCAAACCCGCACGCCTCGATGACCTTTCTCGATCACTGAGCGCATGGTCAAAACAAC